GTCCGTTAACGCTCCTTAGTCCCCCAGCTTACCACCGTGCAAGCAGGGGCGACGCGAGTAAACAACGTGTCAAGTTATCTACTCGGGAGGACCAGTCAGTCGGGTAAACCGGCTGACAAAGGGACGGCATTGTAGCACCAGACTTCCAGTCTGTAATGCGGAACCAACCTTCTTGACTATCCACGCAGCCTAGCGTGGACGGAAGGAGGGCCGGCGCGTGGTCCCAATGGAACACGCAACACCAATGTCGTTGACTGTAGAGGGGTGTATAGCTTCGTACACCCACACTTGGCCCAAGTACCCGCCCTTCAGCGGCCAGCAAAGTGAACCCAAAGGGATTAGCCACGTGGAATTCCTTCCACTTTGGTCTAACCCCCGAGGCAACCTGGCTGGCAGCTGTGGGTCTTACCTGGAACCACACCTTCGTCCCCATGACGTCGTCTGACGTTTCTGGGCCCTTCAACCATCGCTTAGTAGCTAGGTCAAGAGTATCCGGTATGGGTCGGTAGGGCAGGTATGCCCAATCGCCCGTGTTTACGGCACCGATCAACCGGCGAAAATTCTGGGATAGGCTACTGGGGTGACAAACCCCACCAGCCTTCTCACCTTTCGCCAGCAACCACTGTCGCGTCACACGAATCCCCGCTGAAACATCCTCCCACGGCGGCACAAAGTTCTGGTACCTGCGAGGAATCGCAGACATCAGAACCTGAATAGTGCCGTTAAGGGGAATGCCCCAAGCGGAGCTCCATTCTAGGAGTCGATTCAGGAGTCGAACACGTTGCACGGGGTACCGCAAATCCTTGCAGTAAACCCCCCGTACATTGATGCCCGCGAACCAGTCAGATCCGCAGGACTCCCGGAACTCACCGCTGCTGAACGATTTTTCCATATTCGGATGCATACCACATGCGTCCCGGAGGACACACATAACAACATCGAACACAACGCTCGGCAGTACGATGTCATCACCAAACACCCCCCAGCACCTTAGCCGTACTTGACGGCCATCGAGCATGTAATCCACTCTGTCAGGCAAGTTCATCGCCTTAAGAGCGGCACGCACGATTGATGTAAATATAAGGGTCTGGAGAGGGAAGGTGAAGCCATTGCCCATCGTTGAAAACATGCTCAAAGTAAAGTATTCCTTACTTTGTTCGGGGCATGTCTGCAACTGCATCGCTACACTTGAATCTCGGCTGGCCTTCATGGCCCGCCACAGGTGTGGTAAGTTTTGACAAAACCACTCCACAAGCGAGTACCAAATGCAGTCACTTGCATCAGTTAGATCAATCGTCGCTGGAACAAGCAACTTCCTGTTGCTAGTCAGTTTGAGCATCGAGGAGGAAACTCCCTCTTCGCCCAAGCTACCAATTAAGGCAAGCACACGATTACGATCAGGCTGATTCGCAAGGTCCAACCCGTGTTGGGCGAGCACATCTTCAAGGAGGATTCCGATCCCCCTCTGGATAAACCCCCCAATCGTAGTTGGAGTGACGGTGGACCTATGAGTCTCTTGAGACTTAGGCACGGTGGACCACGTGGCAGGTGTTATGTGCCACGTCAACTCAGAGCTAGCTTCAAGGCGGCGAACTGTCGCCAGAAAGTCAGACTCTCGCACTGCTACTTTCTTCCTATCTTCCAAATAGAACCCGGTTTTTTCACGGGCCGCGCGAACCAGCTCCGCACACTTGTGCGTAGGGTTAGCGTGTAGGAGGCAATAAAAGTAGCCGAGGCATAGTTCGGAAGGAATAGTCACGGGGCCGTTAAACAACTTGGTATAGGCGTCATTGCTGGCGCTGTCTACCGTGGCCCCGGGTCCTGTTTGTCCGACTTGAGCAACTTCCAAAGGATTGGAGAGTCGCTCATCAAGCTCTTGCAGCCACAGCTCAAATAGGGCACGGGCATCTCCCATGAGGGAGTCCCATTTGCCAAACTGAGCAGCACGGCCGGATGCGCTACTGAAACGTTCATTGAACAGCTTACCTTCGTCGATTCGTTTAACGAACCGATCGTAGGCGCTTCTTTCTCTGGACGCGTCAGTGTGCTCAGCGCCGTAGGTCTCGGAATCTCCCACGAATTTTTTAGGGAGACTAGAGAGCAGGTTACTGGCGGCCCTGTACAAGACAGGATCATCAGCAGCTTTGCTCCCATCCGAAAACTCCGTTTCCGCAAGTTTATGAATGTCCTCATTTAGTGCAACCATCAAGTGGTCAAAAAGAAAAGCCATCTGAATCCTCCACCGGGTGATCCCCGGGTTACAAAGGACGTTAGCGATAGCTCCTGCCCAAACCTATTTTAGCATGCCGGTCGTGGCAAGGTCATACATCCCTTGGGCGTTAGCCCAGAGGAAGCCTCCCAGAAGGGAGTAAAGAGCCTTGATATCCTCGACATCATTGCCGGATAGGTCCGTTCCCGCAGGGATCCGGAAGCGCGCATCAAAAACAGCGGTCGTCTCAGATGAGACAACGCCGCTCACGATAGTCGCTCCCTTATACATGCGGACGCGGGTTTCATTGGTTGGGAAAGCAGCGTATGCGCCAGTGACAGGATTGATTCTGCCAAGGCTTTTGAACTGCTTAGGACGAGTCACGACAATCGAGAATGGAGAGCTCACTGAGTGAACTTCCACGCCCGTCTGCGTGCCCCCGAGTGCGGTTATGACCCACTTCCGGCTGTCGCCGTCAGGTGGATTATCTTCCGTAATCGTGTAGGTCGGGGTGGTTAACCCCGATATCGTCGCTCCCGTTACAGGAGAGGTGGGATTAAGTGCCATACATGGCTCCTTGGTTCCGAGGTTTTGTGTTAACCCAGGATCGACCTGATCCTGGCGTTCGTGTTACCGCCTGCTAACCCGATTGAGACCGCAGCCACATTAGCTAACCTGGCGATGGACGGAAGTCCATCAATTCTTAAACCAGGCACGCTAGTGGGGCTCCATGTCCCTCTCGTAAAATAGAAGCGGGTGTTTTCGACGACAAATGGCGTGCCAACTACACGCGTCCACCCAGTTACCTGGGGGCGCGCAGTTTGCACATTACGAGTCTCCTCAACAGTCACCATCCACGGATTGCGGACGGATATGTTCAAAGCATTCGACCATATCGTCAGGTGATCCCCAACATGAATGAGGTAATCCACCAACCAAGAGTAAGGCACAGCCTCCCAAAGAGATGGCAAGATCGACTCGAAGTCGACCCCCGCGATCTGCATCGGTGTAGGCTGCACCACATCGCTCGTTAACGTTCCCCCAATTCGCACAACCCACTTGTGGTTGCGCTCTTGAGAGCCGTTGAAGTAAACCGACGGCAAGCCGGACGCACCAAAGGGGTAGGAGAATGAATCTGCAGATTTTGTCTGTAGGCTCCCTCTTCCCCGACAGTGCACCCGGTGAAGCTCGGCACGGTTTCGTATCGCAGATAAGGCCTCAGCAATCGACTGAACATCGCCGATTGTGGGCTTAACTGCGAACGAGTATTCGAGCCATGTGTCCGCAAAGAAGTCCATCATTTTCCTCAGGAATCGCTTCCTGGGGGTGTGCATTAACTTCAAGCGACGCGACAGATGTCGCGCCTGCTTTTCGGTTCGCTGCATGTGGGCTATTAGCTCAGTTTCCAACGAGCTAACTTTGTGTGACAACCACTCAACGGTTTCCTTGGCCTCTGCTAAGAAGGCGCCGAACTCCGTCACCCGACTATTATAATCGGAGACGAAGTCAACGTACGCCTTTCTATAGAGGTCCTCAGGACATGCGCTAAGTGCTCCCCAACCCATCATGTCTGGCTGCCCATTAACATTGGACAACCACTCACGAGCAAGGACTTGACCAGGAAAAGACGGGTTGTCCAGCTCCGCATACGCGGTGCCGGCCCGAACAAATCTAGTCTTGTCCACCCTGCAAGTAGCAGGAGTCGTAGGAAGGAGAGCACCATCGCGCACGAGTTGGCGATAGTTCGCGAGTCGGTATCCAGTCCGACTTTTTAGACCTCCAGAGGCATTAACCACCTCCCACCGCGTGTCAGGAGCAGACCAACCCTTCCCGGGCGTGTTCTGTCGTTGGTAAGTAGTGCAATACCGGTAATCCCGGTTGCCACTTATATACGATTCAGCCCACGGCCCAGAGGGTGGTTTACTCATTGACAAACTCCGATGGTAAGATGGATACCAGTTAAAGGAATGCGAAGGAACGCATGATCCCCC